GGTTTTTCGTCGCCGGCGTAGCATGGAGGCTCTATAGTGGCCTGTGTTGGATTTTTGCGTTTGGGGCCGTGCCCAGATACTCCCCTGGGGCGTTTGCGTGTTGTGCGGCGTCCTAGGGGTGTTGTCTGCAACGTTGCATCGGGGCACGGCCCCGATTTTGTGGTTTGACAGGGCGTGGGAACATTGGTACTACTTGTTCTGTAATGTTCCCACTGACCGGAAAGGATAGTGAGATGCCAGGAGGTTTCAAGCAGCCCAGTACGATGGTTCATAGTTTCCGTCAGGTCCCGACTGCCGAGATTCAGAGAAGTGCGTTTAGGCGGTCTCGGGGATATAAGGGAACGTTTGACGTGGATTACATTTACCCTATTTTCGTGGACGAGTGCTTGCCTGGTGATTCGTTCAATGTGCGGCTGCAGGCGATTATGCGTTTGAGTACGCCTTTGCATCCTATCATGGATAATTTACATGTGGACTATTTCTTTTTCTATGTACCTAACAGATTGTTATGGTCGAACTGGCAGAAGTTTTGTGGTGAGCGTGAGGACCCTGCGGACAATATTGACTATACGGTTCCCCAGTTGGATATGACTGGGATTTCTTTTAGTGCGTTGTCGCTTGGTGACTTTTTTGGCTTGCCTGTTGGCGTGACTGATTTGGAGGTAAACTCCCTCCATTTTCGTGCTTATAATCTGATCTATAACGAGTGGTTTAGAGATCAGAATTTGATTGATTCTGTTGTTGTGGATACGGACGACGGTCCGGATGCGTTGTCGGACTATGTGTTGTTGAAGCGTGGTAAGCGTCACGATTATTTCACTTCGGCTTTGCCTTGGCCTCAGAAGGTCGCAGCGGATGCGGTCGACCTGCCTCTTGGTAGTGAGGCTCCTGTGATTGGCGATGGGACTGTTCCGAGTATTTTTAATGGGACGACGCATTATGAGTTGGCTGCTTCTACGACTTTGTTTCCTGGTAGTACTGTTGGCAACGCTATCGGCGATGGTGCTGTTGGTGGCAGCGTGGGCGGTAAGTATGTAGGTTTTTCTGTGGATGATACTAAGTCTGGTTTGATTGCTGATCTGTCGGACGCTACGGCGGCGACGATCAATTCGCTTCGCGAGGCGTTTCAGTTACAGCGGATGCTCGAGCGGGACGCCCGTGGTGGTACGCGGTATGCTGAGATTCTTCAGAGTCATTTTCGTGTGGAGTCTCCTGATCATCGGTTGCAGCGTCCGGAGTATCTTGGCGGTGGCACCGTCCCTGTTGTTGTTTCTCCTTTGGCGCAGACGGGTATGACGTCTGGTACGGAGTATCTTGGTAAGCTCGGTGCGGTTGCGTATAGTCACGCGTCTGGAATTGGTTTCTCGAAGGCTTTCGTTGAGCATGGAGTAATTGTTGGCTTGATGAATGTGCGTGCTGATCTGACGTATCAGGATGGTGTTGATCGGATGTGGAGTCGGCAGACTCGGTATGACTTCTATTGGCCTGCGCTGGCTCACTTGGGTGAGCAGAGTGTTTTGAAGAAGGAGATATACGCGGTTGGTGCTTCTGCGGATGATGAAGTGTGGGGGTATCAAGAGCGTTGGGCAGAGTATCGTTATGGTGTTTCGAAGATTGTTGGTCAGTTTCGTTCGGATCATGCGACGTCGTTGGACGCTTGGCATTTGTCTCAGGATTGGAGTGCGTGTCCTGCTCTGAATCAGAGTTTTATTGAGGAGGCTGTGCCGATCGATCGTGTTGTTGCGTCTGCGACGGATCCGTCGCTGATTGGTGATTTTTGGTTTGAGTGTACGTGCGTTAGGCCGTTGCCTACGTTTAGCGTGCCTGGTTTGATTGATCATTTTTGAGAGGTCATTATGGACCCGTTAAGTGCTGGAATGATTGGTGCGAGTGCGATTTCGGCTGCTGGTAGTGTTGGCGGTTCGATGTGGTCTGCTGGGGCGAGTAAGGATGCCGCTAAGAGGCAGATTAAAGCCCAGCTGTACATGTCGAATACCGCCTATCAGAGATCGGTTAAGGATTTGCGTGCTGCCGGTTTGAATCCTATTTTGGCGTTAGGGTCGCCGGCGTCGACTGGTTCTGGAGCTATGGCTCAGGTGCCTGATATGTCTGGCGCTGCTGGGTCTGTTGTGTCTTCTGCTGCGGAGTTGTTGCAGTTGAAGTCTTCTAAGATGGACGTGCGTGCTAAGACGGAGATGTATGACTGGCTCGAGAAGAATCCTAAGATGATGCATTTGTTCAATGCTGGCTTGATGTCGAGTACGGCTGGTTTGCCTGGTATGTTTCCGTTGGCGTTGGCTACGATGTCGTCTGCCAAGGACGTGGTGCCGAAGGCTAAGGCGGCGTTGACGAATTTTGTTGAGAAGCAGAGAGAGGCGTTGCCTGGTCATTACAAGTCACAAGCGTATCGCGGGGAGTTTGATCCGTTTGGAGATCCCGCGAAGTTGTTGGATGATCTGTTGAAGTAGAAAGGACGGTGTAAGATGGCGTATCGTCGTAAAGTGAGTCGCCGCCGATCGCGGCGGGATTTCTCGCGGAAGGCGAGTTTGACGAATCGTAGGAATACTGCGGATGCGCGGATTATGCGTGGAGGGTATAGGTTGTGACATGCTATCGTCCGTTAGCTGCATGGCGTAGGCTGGACCGCCTGACTGAAAAGGGTAAGACGCGGATTGAGTTCAAGCGGCCAGGTGGTCCGGCCGAGGCTATTAGAGTTCCGTGTGGACGGTGTATTGGTTGTCGTGTTGACAAGAGCCGTGAGTGGGCTTTGCGTTGCATTCATGAGGCGTCGTTGTACGAGGCGAATTGTTTTGTGACGTTGACGTATGATGACCTGCACCTTCCTGAAGGTGGATCGTTGGTGAAGCGGATTGGTAAGAAGCGTGGACATCATCAGTCGTTCATGAAGAAGTTGCGTGAATTGTATCCGGTCGACCTGGTTGGTCGGCCTAAGCGGATACGGTTTTTTTGCGTTGGTGAGTATGGTGATCGGGAGATGCGGCCGCATCTTCATGTGTTGTTGTTTAATCATGATTTTGCGGATAAGTATTTTTGGAAGAAGTCTGAGAGCGGTGAGGATATGTTCCGCTCGGATGAATTGGAAAGGGTTTGGACGTATGGTTTATCGACGGTACAGGCGCTCACGTGGGAGTCGGCGGCGTACGTCGCCCGGTACGCGATCAAGAAGACGAACGGCGAGAAGGCGGCGGAGAGGTATCTACGGGAGGTAGATGTTGAGACCGGTGAGTGTACGTATTTGGAACCGGAATATGTTTGTATGTCGCGGCGTCCTGGTATTGGCCGTGAGTGGTATGATAGGTTTAAGTCGGATTGCCGTAAGGGTTTTCTGACGGCGGAGCTTGGTCAGAAGTTCGCGGTGCCTGCGTATTACGATAGGATTTTGGAAGAGCAGGACGCGGCGGCGTTTGAGGAGATGAAGCGACGACGAAAGGAGGCTGCAAGTGAGAGATCGGTGACTAGGAAGCGATTAGCTGGTATGGAGCACTACAAGGATTGTCAAGTTAAGCGACTGAAAAGGAGTGTCTGAGATGTTAGGGATTTACACGATATATGATCGGAAGGCGGAGAGCTACCTTGGTTTGATGACGCATACGAATGATGCGACGGCGCGTCGATCATTCTGTATTGAATTTGGACAGAAGCCGTTAACGCCTATTGTGAGGTATCCGGACGATTATGATCTATTTTGCATCGGTGCGTACGACGAACAGAGTAGTCAGATCAGGCCCGTGTTCCCGGGCCGGTTGGTTTGCTCGTGTCGGACGTTGGTTCAGGGCGCTGTGGACGGTCCTGATGAGGCTTCGGAAGCGGATGGTGAGTCGTGACTGTCGTGGAAGATGAGTTTGTTAGCTGCGGAGTAGGTTGTCGTTTCGTTACAGGGGCCAGTGATACACTCCCCCCTTCGCAAGAAATGGGGGGGGAGTTCTCACGCCTAGGCGGTGTGTGGCCCCTGATTGTTTCGAGGTGTGTTCTTGCTATTGGAGAGCCTTTGATGAGAGCATTAGTGAATAAGCTGGTTGATCGGCTGGTGGCTGTAATGTTGCCGACTTTGTTGAGTGAGTTGATCAAGGTTTTGGAAGAGTTAATTAAAGCCGATCTGAATGGCGACGGTGTGATTGGTAGCGGAGGTGATGAGGATGTCTAGCGTTGTGACAGAGCGTGCGAATGGCACGCGACGTGTTCAGGTTGCACCTGATGGTGATAGCATGACCGAGCAGAGTCATGGTGATGCTGTGAATATTAACACGATTATGCGGAAGGCCCGTCGGCAAGGTTACATTCCGACGTTTGGCCGTTTTCCTAATTATGGAGATTTTTCGAAGACGGGCACGTATCAAGAGGCACTGGATCAGTGCATTGCTGCTCAAGAGCGGTTCATGGAGTTGCCTGCCAGCGTGCGTAAGCGTTTTAGGAATGACCCTGGGGAGCTGATCCATTTTTTA